AGTCCCTGAAACCAAGAAACGCGCATTATCCCTAAGGATAATGTCGCGTCCAGAAGCAAGACACGCAGCTAATCTCCTGTGCCGAAGAACAACGGCCGTACGCTCATTGAACTCTCGTTCTTTGATCGCACGCAACCGAAGTGTTTCAGCATCAGGATCATAGCTCAGTGCTCCGTCATAGAAACGTAGGATGTTCAATGCCTCCTGCCTTGTCAGCGCTTCCAATGAGCTAATTTGTAGCTCGGGGAAGCCGTCTAAGGCTTCGAGGATAATGTCATCTATATACTTTCTGTGCATTTGCTTCTCTTCTCAAGGATTCACCGACTCGAGGGTTTCACCATACCTGGCTATAATAAGCCACGGTATCGGTGACAACCAAAGAGCTACAAAATGAAACATTTGTAGGGCTCACCCATCCTCATAATACCTTGACACCTCAAGAAATTGAGATGTTAAAGTGTTTAGAGTTCTTTGGGCAGTCTTTTTCGAAGCGATTCACTTTGCTTGAGTTTCTTTCATAAGAAACTCACGCAACTGAACCTTGAAAAAGACGGACTCGTGCTTTAAATCCTGTGTTCCCCTTACACTTCCCTCGCTAAGAGCGAAGCTAAGGTTGCTGGATATAAGCCCTTTCGGGCCAAATAGCACTCAAGAGCCAAAATCAAGGGGAGTCCTGGTAGTGCTAACAAAATGACCCGACGGTTTAATTCGTCGGCGTTCTTTTGTAACATTACCAGGCATCTCCAAGAAATGTTTCGGGGCAGCAGTTCATCTTATTAGATCCTTTCTCAAGGAGTCCGCTAAGACGACAGCAGATAGGAACCTATTACGGACGGCGGACATAATTAGTCCAGGTCCGATAATAGAATAGTCCTCCCCTTTGATGGTTCGTACCCTCTTAGCAAATTCTATAAATTCTTTAGAACAAATAGATTTTGCCATTGAGATACTGACACCAAAGCCCGTCATGAGTTTCAGGTATTCAGGCGCGTCATCGCTTACGATGACGTCATCACCTAATACAGCATAACGCTGTACGAGTGATGGCCCAGATGCTTGTACTATCATGTGGTGGGTCAAAGCTAACATAGCCCAAGATGAGTAGGCACCCATAGGCTGTCCAACAGAGTATCTGATTATATCAGAATCCTCTTTGGACAAACCAAATGGCATGTCTACCATCCTGGCTCATAGCTCTGAAAGAGTATTCCCTATGAACTGGGTTAACACATCTTTCTGGATATCTCGCGGCAACCTATCAGTTGCAGCGGAGAGATCGTAGGAATAATATGTTTTCCCATTATCAACCAAAGCCTTTACAGGTTTTAGTTGGTCATAGGTCCCATCTGTAGGCAACCCTTCAAGAAACTTGAAGATCTCCCTATGAAGTGGGTAGAGCGCTACCTGCGTTCATCAGTTGGTTATCCC